TGTGCATTTGCACACGCAATCTTATCCCATTAGGTCATTTAGATTCCCTAAATGATCTTTTGTTAATACACTTGCTTAATTCCTAAGCATTTGTATTACTTCTCAAACCCTTATAATTTGTTGTTTGTGTCGTTTAAATATTTTTGCCTCTGTTTAAACCTCACACAAATAACGCCCCTCTTCTTAACCTTTTTCCCCCTGGTCTGGATACTAACGTCGATGGTATTCTTATGAATACCTATCTGTAAAGAGTGTCGTGTATGTACCAGCATACACACCGTTGGATACTCTCCCTGCAGATATATGTTTATGCGTATTTATACACATATTCATTCTCTTCCTACCTTACTATTCTTTTCCTGTCTTCTCCTCCCTTACTATTCTTTTCTGTGTTAGCCCACTTAGGTTCTTAGTGTGTAACCCACACTGACCCAAGCGAGTTCCATCATGTTAATGAATCGACGGCTTTGAAATACAGGTCCTGCGCTATGATCTCGTGCGGGAAGGTCTGATAGTCAACTGCAAGTGATGGTGGGGTGATGCCCACACGCGCTTCGTAATGTCAGCAGACTTTTTGTAGTATAGTTATCGAAACTATGCTATGGAGCCCAGAAGGACGACTTGTTCCCGAGAGGGTACGGAGTTTTGTTAGTGATGAGATGTTGACCTTGGTTAAGTGTGGTGATTATGCTTCGCGTTTAAACTTTCAATTAAATTAACTTAAATGTTTAAGAAAAATTTAAAAGAAGATCTAAATACAAGCGAGTCACTCATCATGACGCCAACTCTTTTCTCAGGTATCGGTACTATGACGGTTCCCCTACCTGAGCTTACCACCGATACTACCATTTTACCTCCCCCTTTTCTTTCTAGGCAAACTGCTTATCCCAGTTTGCTTAGTAATTTAAAACCTCTTGGTTTATTTGATAATATTGATGGTTTTAATTATGAAGCTAGACTTCATGTTAAAACTATTGTATTCGATGATAAACCTCACTTTATATTTTATATTGATTACTTGGGTTCACCACCTGAGTATTTTAAGAAAGAACGATATGAATGTTATTTAAGGTGTATGACTACAATCAGACACTTTGCTAATCGTTCATATTGGAGAAAATATAGAGATCCCTTTACCACTTTTGATGAGATTTATAACAAGTCAGCCCTTCCTAATTATATTAGGAAGGATATGGCTTGGGATAATTTAACTTTCCTTTTAGTTAAGGAAGGTTGGTTGAAATCTCTTAAACTTATGTATGATGTTGAGCTTAATCCTGGTCCAAGTGATTGGATTCAGGAAGCTTATCAACGTACTTCTAAAACTAAGTTACCTTTTCATATTATTTTATTAATATTACAATATCTTAGATTACCTAGTTTTAGAATATCTACCTTACCTTTTTCCCAATTTATATTTCTTATAAAGTTAGTTAAACCTACTTTTCATCAACTCAAGTATGATGAAGAATACTTGAGTCTTGATGATTTGTATTTTAATACTGATTTTAATAACTTGTTTAATTATTTGTGCGAACATTACTATGGCCATATTTATGGTTATAGTAGAGGTCGTGCAAATTATAGTCCAAATTACATAAGAAGATTTATAAATAGAATTCATAATAGAGTAAAACCTGAATTAGATTTTTCTCTTAAAATTCGGAAATTTGAAAGTGATTGGTACTGTGATACTATTATTGCGAGTATTTGGACTAGTCTTGTATTAATTTATAATGGCTTTGTCTTATACTTACAATCACTTTCAAGATTTCGTTTGAATTTACTTATAGTATTATGTGTTTTAAGTTATGTTAGTAGTTTCTTTTGGGTACAAGCTGGTATGATTTTACCGGTTTTTGTATTTGAGAGAATTATTGCATACGTTTTTATATATAATCCTAATCTTTTATTATTTAAAGTTTATATTGTTGTTTTATTGTTTTATAATCTACCCATTTATATATGGATAGGTTTAACTTTAAAGTCTTTGTGGTTAGTTTTAATGTCATTAATGTATGATATTGAGACTAATCCAGGACCAACAACTGTAACCATAAATAATTTTAGAGTTAAGAAAACTATTATTCCTATTTATAAAACTTCTGTTGCTTACGATTCAAGAACTGGTGGAAATCATTATATCACTGCTAGAGTTAATAACTCAAAGCGTGATAGAAAGTTTTCCCAATTTAAGAATCGTGAGTCTACAGTTTATAGATTGAAAAATTTATATGATTTAGAACAGGAGATAGATAACCAGAATTTTAATTATAAACGCACTGTTTATAATAATTATATGGTTAATATGTCTTCTGATCCAAATATGGATGTTCCCTTGTATGACGGTAAGAAAATGAGTCTTAAAGATTTATTTTCTAGAAACCGTCCACAAGATGAATGTTCTGTTTGGAAATCTTTCTATTCTAAACCTTTTCCTAATTGTAAAATTTCTTTAGAAAAAGAGGTTCCTTATTCTGTTATTGCGAATGCTTATCGAGAAAAACTAAGGCTTAAATTTCTTAGTTTACATCGTAAAGTATTTCAGTCTTCTTTGGATAATTTAGATTATTCAAAGAAGAATATAGAATATAGAACTTCTTATAATAAAGTTGTACATACTGTTGCTTATAATTATATTAAAGCTTTTTGGTTTGATGTTGATGGATGCTGTTACGACAGTATTGGTCAATATATACCAAACCATAGACTTAATTATTATAATAAGAAACTTAAATATCTTTCTAAAATATTTAATCTTGAACCTCTCCAGATCGTTAATCGGTCTTGTGAGGGTCCAGATGAACCTTCAATGCTATCTAGAATGTTTTCTTTACCTATTGTTAATGGTAATTTTAAACATGAAGTTAGTGTTGAAGCAAAGAAAGAATTTACAGATACTATTAAGGAATGTCTTGACGTTTTAACAAAAATGAATGTTGATGTTAACGTTGGGGCACGATCTGATACTTTAGATAATGTGTTTAAGTTTTTTGATAAAAATGAATATGATTCACCCACTATGGTCAAATTGGCAGCTGTTTTAGCTGTTATTGGTCTTAGTGCTTTATCCAGGAAGTATGTCGTTGGAGCATGGGCGCAAGCTCTTGTTCTCGGTATACAGACTGGAATATCATATTTTTATTTAGATGATCCTGTAACTATCCTTATTTCCTCTATAGTTTCACTCTACCCAGTACTTGTTTTCAATGATGAAGATAGTACTGAGCGAGTTTGTGAAACTGCTGAGGAAACTAAGGATACTATATCTAAAGGCATTTTATCTTATTTTTACATGTCAACTTTTGGAAAATGTGAGACAGATTCTCTGTCTCACTTCCTTGATGATTTTATAAATAAGACTAAAGATGCTGGTAGAATTAAGAATAGTACTGAAGTTAATGTTGAGTTCTTTATGGAACTCCTCGGAAGCTTTGGTAACTACCTTTCCTCTGCCACTGGTATAGAATGTCTTAAGAATATTCATAATCCCTTTCCTGAGTTAAGAGATTTGACTAATGAGTTTGGCTCTTTGGCCACTCGTTTGGCTGAAGAGAAAAACTTTACTCGTGATGAATCTGATATCCTCAATAATATTGAACAGCGTATTAGGGGTTTGAAGGCAGAAACGCCTTCAAATCCCCGTACTGTTTATAAACATAAGGGTATTGATAATTTACTTTCATTAGTTAAAGATCTCAAATCTAAATTTGTTGCTTACAATTTCTCTGCTAAAGGTATTAGACCGGCATCTATATGTTTGGGTATTTTTGGTGTTCCTGGTTCTGGGAAGTCCTTATGGACTCCTATGCTAGCTCACCACCTTGCCTGTCGTGTTATGCCAATACAATCTTTACCTGCTTATAAGAGAAATTCTAAAGACTTTATTTACAATCGTTTGTATGAAGCTGAGTTTTGGGCCTCCTATAAAGGTGAATATTTCACCTTTATAGATGAGTTGGGCCAATTAACTGAGCGTAATCCAAATGGTTTTCTAAGTGTGTTTGAGTTATTCCGTATGATCAATAATGCGGAATATACCACAAACCAAGCACACTTGGATCTTAAAGGAAATACAGTCTTTACAAGTAAATGTGTTATTTTTACAACAAATGTTCGTGAATTTAAGTATGCTGACATTCAGGATGTTAGGGGTATAATTCGTAGAATTACTATTCCTATTTTTCTGATGCCTACTGAAAAGTATACTGTCCTTGTTGATGGGGTTATACCTACCAACATATGGGATAGAGTACTTGACAAATCAAAACTTAAATTCACAGATGTTTTACAAGCTGATAATACTATCAAGCGTAAGTATGTTCTTGACACAGATGCTTGGTATATTTGTCATTATGACGTTGTAAAGAAAACTATTATTAAATCTTATGGATATGATGAAGGAATGGATTGGATTGTTGCTGAGTATAAAAAATATACTCAACAGCAAAATGATCTAATTGAATCACTGGATGGTTATTTGGAAGAATGTTATAATAATAGAATGCTTGAAGAATTGGGTATACCTATACCTGAAGTTCAAGCAGTTCCTCCAAATGATACATCTGGTTTGAATTCTAGCGACATTAAGTTTGTCACTAAAATTTCTGAATCATTATCTATGAGTTTTGCTTATGTAAAATCTATTTATCTTAAAACTGAGAAAAGTTTGAGATGTAATATAGAGTTATTTATTGATAAGTGTTACACCAATGTTTGTAGACCTGTCTACGAGTATTGTAGGGATTTTGCCAATGATGTTTATGATTGGACTAAACAAAATCCCACACTTGCTAAAATAATTCTTATTTCACCTTTTATTGTTCTTGCTTGGAACTATTACTCTAGGGAATTGCTTCCTGAATCTGGTCAAGCACGTATTCGTACTGCTAGACAAAAGATTAAGGTTGTGAAGCCTATGAGTCACGCTCCAATAGTTTATCCGAGAACAACAGAATTAGCTACATATTCAAAAAATACAGAAGCTGTTGCTATGGCAATAGTTCACCATAATTACTTTAGCCTTTTTATGAATTATCTTGGTCCCCATGATGGGACTGAGACTTTTGATAAAGATTATAAACGTATTTATGGTTTGATAGTAGTTGATGTTGTTGGACTTGGTAGTGTTCACCTCACTGAATACTTAGATAATAGATTTTATGGTTGTGAGAAATTGGGTTTAGAGCCTGATCCTGACCTTGCACTTTGGTTATGTAATGCTAAGTACCCTCGTGGTTGGACTTTCTTTTATAGAGATATAAGAGAGAGTATATTTACATTTCCAGAGTGTCCTAGCGATAGGGCTTTCTTCCCATTTAACAGTTTTATAACTTCTAGAAGGAATATATTAAATTTTTTTGCACCTGGTGGACATCCAGCATTTTCCAAACCTTTTGGTGGAATGCTTATATTTGCCAGGCATGATGAAGAGACAAATCAAAACCTTGTCTTGTTTCCTTCTGGTAATGTAACTGTTACTGGGCCAATTTCATGGGGGAAGTATGTTGTGCCATTTTCTTTTGAGTATTCTTTTGCAAAGAATGCTAATAAAGATTGTGGTGCTCCACTTCTTATGTGTGATCATGAATATCCTCAGTGTTATATAATAGCTACACATGCTTCAGGTTACCTCGTTGATTATGGTGTGAGCAAAGTCAAATATGGCAATGCTTTACCCATACTTCGTGAGGAAGTTGAAGCTGCTTTAGCACACGTTGGTTGTAGAAATAACAAAATAGAAGAGATACCAGTTCGTGTTGAGGAATTGTCTTGTGACTTATTACAAGATTTTCCGATTCATGGTATAACTCTGGGCATTTCTTGTCCAGAAAAATCTGTTTATGTTAAAACCAGGCTTTTTGAAAAGTTTGGTCCTACGCCAAAGTGTCCAGCTATATGCACTGAGGAAAATTTAGCTAAAGCCAGAAATAAATATAGCCCTAATCTTCCTCCTATGGATGATAAGTTATTAAGAGCTGTTACAACCTCTTTTATATCTAGGGTTAAATACAAAGCTGACTTCACTAATTTTAAATTTATAAAGACTAAATCTGATCTCCTTTCTTTTCAGGATTCTGTACTAGCTTATGGGTGTATTCCCTCAGCTAGTAGACAAACTAGTGCTGGATTTCCAGAGTGTTTGCTTGGTAGAAAGAAACAACATTTGTTTGGTTCTACTGGCGATTACTCTTTTGACTCAGCTGATTGTTTGCGTTTTGAAAAAGAATGTGAGATTCAGGCTAATGATATGTGTGAAGGTATTTTACCATTGTATATATTTGTGGATTTTTATAAAGATGAAACTTTACCAGTCAGTAAGGTGCTTGTAGATAATCCTTACACTGAAGGGAAAAATCGTATGGTCTCTGGTTCAGATTTCCATCTGACTGTTAATGACAGGAGGATTTATCTTCCTGTATTAGATCATATTGTTTCACAACCTTTTGTGTATGGTATAGCTTTAGGGCTTAATCCTGCATCCTCTGACTGGACAACTTTAGTTAATAATCTTTTCGCAGTATCTAAGAACAACCTTTTATCTGTTGATCATAAAGGTTGGGATACTAGATTTAGGTGTCATGTTATGTATTATGTTAATGTTATATATGTTGAGATGTTTTTTGTAGAAGCTGATGAGCAGCTTCTCAATTATCTTGCATGTTGTTATAGAGCATTAGCTAATTCCATGCATCTAGCTAGTTTTCGTACTATACTTACTGCTGAAGTTATTAATTATCTTAAAACTTCTAAATTATTGTTGTCAAAACAGGTTACCAAGTTAGAGAGTTTGAAAGAAGGTGATGAAGTATTGTTAGCCATTTTATATGAAATGTTTAATAGTATGAGTTCTGGTCATAACAGAACCTCTCCTAATAACTCTTTTGGTAATCAGATAGAACAAAGATACGTTATTGCCAAAGTCATCCTTGATGGCAAACCGTATGTTGAAGGTTCTATTGATTTTTCTGAAATTGAAGACAATTATTTTAGTATGAATTTGGGTGATGATTTTGTAGCTTCTATAGGTGATCCCCTTGTTGAAAAAGGGGTCACTCCAAGTACTATGCAGCGTGAGTTTAAGCGTATAGGACGTGAGATTACAGATGACTTGAAAACTGATGGAGAATTAGTTTTCAAAGATGTAACCCAAATTACATATTTATGTAGGTCATTTGTTTTTGATCCTACACTTCGGACTTGGTTAGCGGCTTTGTCCTTAGATTCTATCTACGCTAGTCTTTATTGGATGCGTGAGAATGGTAAAGAAAATGATTTTAGGCAGGTAATTCAAAATGCTATTATCGAATTATCTGCTCATGGTTATGATGTATTTACCACTCGAGCACCTCCAATAATTAAAGAGGCTTATATATGTTACGGTTTCTATGTTCCGATAAGGGAATGGAAGGATGCTGTGGCAGCTTTTATGAGCCTCGATCTTTATCAGAGCTAAATTTAGCTCTCGGATTAGGGTCCGTAAAACCTGTCTCTTAAATTTTCTCTCTCTTTCTTTGTTTCTTTTTACCATGATTTCTAAATTAAATATTTCTCGTGAAAAGATAGTCCGCAAACCTGAAGCCGATGACGAGTCTGCACTAGCTGTAGAAACGACTGCGACTACTAAGTTTGTAGACGATGGTACCGTGGTTGTGAAATCTTTCACTTCCTCTCTTGATTCCTTAATGATTACTCCTCAATATGAATCCATTCTTGATTTTCTTGCTAAACCTTATTTAGTGTATTCTAATACCTGGAAAATAGTTAGCGTACAAGCTGTTGATACAATTATTACTACTGTTAATCCTGCTGCTCACCTAGTATCTTATGCTAGATGGGCTGAAAAACTTAGTGGTTTTTCTTGGATGACTGGTACAGCTGTGTTACGTGTGATGATAAATTGTCAGCCTTTTCAGGCTGGCAAGTTACTTATTCATTTCCTACCTTGTGTTAGTGACATGCTTCCTTCTTATAAAGCTATGCATAATATCAATTATGTTACTAAAACCCAACAACCTCATGTTATACTTGATGCCAATGATTCTATGGCTGAACTTGAAATACCTTATATTTCAGCGTATGATAGTTTAACTATTGCTGATGGTTCCCATGGTTGGGGTGAATTCTATGTGTCAGTCCTTGCTGGTCTTCGTACTGGTACAACTGTTGCAACAGATGCCCCTATATCCGTCTACTTGTATTTTAAAGATGTTAAGTTGACGGGGCCACGTGAACCTGAGGTTGGTGAAGTTAAGGGTAAGTCTGTCAGCTCTAAAGAAGCTGAGGCCATTTATAATTCTGGTTCAATATCTAGTGGTTTAGCTGCTATTTCAGCTGGTTTTTCTAAGATGGGCTCTGTGCCCATGTTAGGAGCTTATGCCACTACTGCTTCTTGGGTTTCTGACGTTGCTAGTAAGACTGCTAGTGCGCTTGGATATTCTAAACCTGTTATGGTTTGTCCTCCCAATCAAGCCAGTAGACAACTTGCTAGATTTGCTGCTACTTCTGATGGTGTTGATACTTCTTACCCTCTTGCTGTTAGACATGATAATGCTACTGCTATTAACTCTGGCCTTAGTGTTAGAAATCAAGATGAAATGTCCATTGATTTTCTTAAGGGCATTCCTGCTAATTTCTTTCAACACACTTGGGTGACAACTAATGCTGTGGATACTCAGATTCTCGAGTATCTTGTTAGACCTGATTTGTTTTTTCAACCTGTTCAAGGTCCCGTTAAGACGGGACATTATCTTAATATGGCTACTGGTCCACCAATTTGGTATTTATCCAAGTTGTTTGATCAATGGCGTGGTTCTATTAAGATTACTTTTCAGTTTGCAAAAACTATTTTTCATACAGGCCGACTTCAAGTAACTTTTGTACCTGGTGATGGTGTTATAACTTCTCCTGTTGTGGGTGATTCTACCCTTAATCTTAGACAGATTATTGATTTAAAAACTTCTAATGAATTTTCTGTCACTCTTCCTTATCTTTTGCCATATGATTATCAAGCTATTGGAGGTCATATGGGAAAATTGGTTGTTACGGTTCTTAATCCCTTGAGGTGTCCAGATACGTGTGATAATACTATTGATATTTTAGCTTGGGCCTCTGCAGGTCCAGATTTTCAATATGCTGTGCCAAATGGCGGTTATAGAACTGCTACTATAGCAACTGGTTTACCAGTTGTTGCAGATCCTGAACTTGGTGAGGATTCCTCTATTTCAGAGGATTCTAGTGTCATTGGTAATAGTACTATCCCCATGGATGTTACCCATCATGCTGAAAGGTGTGTTGGTGAAGTTGTTACATCCACTAGACAGCTCCTTTTAAGGTATAATAATTTGCAGGCTGTTTCTCCTCTTTTTCCTACTAGTACTGCTAATAGCTTAACAATTTGGCCATGGTTTAACTCTATTGTTTCATTGTCAGCTGGCGGAACTCTTGATGCTCCGAACTATGGTGGTGATGTTTTCCCTTTTTTTGCTAATCTGTATGCCTTTTATAAAGGTGGTATGCGGATTAGAGTTAATTCTACAAATGAATTATCTGCTTGGGTAAACCCTGCTATAGATCCAACACCTGGTGTTCCTATAAGAAAGTCAGCTCAAACATTGTCTAATAGGGCTGCTACAACGTGGTGGGCTTTGACTACATTGGGTCTTGGGGCAGTTTCTAACGATCCTGTTGCTTATCCTTCGTTCTCAGTCCCTTACTATTGTAGAACCAAATTGAGTTTTGTGAAACCTCAAATTGTTAGTACTGATGTACAACCAACTACAGTTTCTGATCCTGTGTCTCTCTTAAATGTTGATTCTACCAACTTTGCTAATGTCACATTTCGAAGAGCTATAGGTGAAGATTTTCAATTTACATATTTTGTTGGTTGTCCCCCACTTTTGGTTGGTGTGGGTACTCCATAAATAACAACCTTGTCCTGGTATATGACATAAAATATACCAAGTCCCTAATAGATGGATTAAAATCTATTACCTTTGCTAGGTTTAAAAAGCTCATTAATCTTATGATCTGTTCGATAGACGACAGACTCTATGAATGAGGTCAATTCTGACCAGCTGGTAACACTTTCGATGTGATGTATGTGAGGTAGTCTCTCACCACTGCAACAAACTGAACTGAGTGTTCACGATTCGTCGTGTACTTTGTTACTGTAAGCGAACGGACCCAGGGAAAAATAGCCTAACTAGCTATGGTCTCCCAACCCCATTTGTAGATATCCGAAGTCTCGAAGGCGTATAAAATGCAAACTTTCTGTTCACAGATGGTTTGTTTGGCGAAGCCCGCAGAGAATTAAGGATTTAGGATGTGTCTTCCTGGTTATAACTCCACATATTGCCTATAACGTTCTGCTGATATTTTGAAATACTATTTATCTACCAGAAATGGCGATACCGCGTGTGGCCTAACGGGATATAATTCCTTCCACGATCCATTGATCTAAGAGTAATGCGTGAGTTTTCAGGGTCTCTCCGACCTGAATTTTGTAACATTTGTAAATAAAATCCTGCCAAATATTTGTATATTTTGTATAAATTCAAGCCAGGCGTAACTTATAAAAATGCGTTAACGGTGAGTGCACCGATTGTATAGTGATGTATATACTGTATTGCTATCAATTTTTTCTT